CAACTTCGTGCGCTACACCCTGATGCCCCACCTGGTGCAGATCGCGCAGGAGCTCAACCACAAGCTCTGGCCCACCCGCGCGCGCTACTTCCTCGAGCACATCACCGCGGCCCTGCAGCGCGGCGACATGAAGAGCCGCTTCGAGGCCTATCGCATTGCCTTGGGCCGAGCTGGAGAAGAGCCCTTCATGGACGCCGAGGAGATCCGCCGCGCCGAGAACCTCGCGCCCAAGGAACTCCATCGCACCACCTTGCCGCCCGGCGCCACCAGCACGCCCGAGCCGGCCGACCCTGCTGATCCCCAAGATCCCGCCACCGGAGCCTCCGATGCGAACTAACCGTCTCTTCCAGCTGCTGGCCGACAACCGCCGGCCCTTCACGCCCATCGAGCAGCGCCTGCACGCCGCGGCCGACGGTGGCGATACCACCACCCTCTACTTCTACGATCCCATCGTCGGCGATCGCGTCATGGCCGAATGGTGGGGCGGCATCTGCCCGCAGGACTTCGTGCCCGCGCTGGCCGCGATCAAGACGCCCAAGATCGACCTGCGCGTCAACTGCCCTGGCGGCGACATCTTCGCGGCCGAGGCCATGTGCCAGGCACTTCGCGAGCACCCGGCCACCATCACCGCGCACATCGAGGGCGTGGCCGCCAGTGCTGCCACCAGCATCACCTGCGCCTGTGACGAAGTGCTGATCACGCCCTCGTCCAAATTCATGATCCACGAGAGCTGGAGCTTTGCCATCGGCAACAAGCGCGACATGCAGGCCATGCACGATCTGCTCGCCAGCTGCGATGACAGCATGCTGGCCGAATACCAGCGCCGCACCGGGCAAGACCTGGCGCAGCTGGTCGCCTGGGTCGAGGCCGAGACCTGGTTCAAGGCCGAGGATGCTGTCAAGTACGGCTTCGCCGACGCCATCAAAGAGCCCGCCAAGAAGGCCGCCAGCGCAGAGGGCGCCGCCGCGCCCCAAGCCTGGGACCTCAGCGCCTACCTCGCGCGCCCGGTGCAAACGCATGCACCGGCACCGCCGCCTGCGCCGCCTGCCCAGGCCACCGAAGACCACCGCGCCCGCCAGGCCCAGCGCCTGCGCACCCTGGCGCTTGCCCAGATCGTCTAGCGCTCTCGCGCACAACGAAGCCAGGCCTCCCTCGGGAGGCATTTTTCTTGCCCATCCTGAAAGGAAACACCATGAGCAAACTCGCTCAACTGCGCGAGGCCCGCACCGCCAAGGCCCAAGCTGCCCAGACCCTGAACAACCAGTTCCCGGCCGATCAGCGCATGCCTGCAGCCGAGGCGTCCAAGCTGGACGTCCTGCTGGCCGAGATCGAAGCCATCGACGAAGAGATCGGCCGCGAGACGCGCCTGGCCAAGCTCGCCGCCGAGCAGACCGACAGCCTGCTGAACCGCACCCGCGACGATGCCACGCGCGACCCCTCCAAGCACAGCGAGAACAGCAAGGCCCTGCGCGCCTACCTCATGGGCGGCATCGCCGGCCTCTCCGACCAGCAGCGCACCGAGCTGCAGGCGCGCCAGACGCCCGAGATCCGCGCGGCCATGAGCACCACCACCAACGCGGAAGGCGGCTATACCGTCGCCACCGAGTACGTGCGCACGCTGGAGGAGGCCATGAAGGCCTACGGCGGCATGCTGGAGGTGTGCAGCGTCATCCGCACCGCCAGTGGCGCGGCCATCCCGTTCCCCACGGCGGACGCCACCGCGGAAGAGGGCGAGATCGTGGCTCAGAACGGGCCCGCGAACGGACTCGATACCACCTTCGGCACCGTGTCGCTGGACGTGTACCGCTACTCGTCCAAGAAGATCGCGCTGCCCTGGGAGCTGCTGCAGGACAGCTTCCTGGACATCGAGGCCTACATCCAGGGCCTGCTGGCCGTGCGCCTGGGTCGCATCGTCAACAAGCACTACACCATCGGCACCGGCAGCGGCCAGCCGCGCGGCGTGGTCACCGGCGCGGCGCTGGGCAAGACCGGCACCACCGGCCAGACCGCCACCGTCACCTACGACGACCTGGTCGACCTGGAGCACAGCATCAACCGCGCCTACCGCGCCTCGGCCAAGTTCGGCTTCATGATGGCCGACAGCTCGCTCAAGGTGGTCCGCAAGATCAAGGACGGCAACCAGCGCCCGATCTTCGTGCCTGGCTATGAGCAGGGCAACCCTGGCGGCGCACCCGATCGCCTGCTCAACCGCACGGTCACCATCAACGACGACGTGCCCGCCATGGCCGCCAACGCCAAGTCCATCCTGTGCGGGGATTTCGGCAAGTACATCGCGCGCCGCGTGATGGACCTGACGCTGTTCCGCATGACCGACAGCGCCTTCACGCTGAACGGCCAGGTCGGCTTCGTGGCCTTCCAGCGCATCGGCGGCAACCTGGTCGATGCCGGCGGTGCTGTGAAGTACTACGCCAACTCGGCCACCTGACGCCAGCGAGGCCGCGCCACTGCGGCGCGGCCTCCTCGATCAAACACCTCACACCAAGGAACACCACCATGGCCAAACTCATTGCCGCGCTCGTCCTCGTGGACATTGCGGCGCATCAGCTGAAGGCAGGCACCCTGCTCGAAGCCACGCCCGAAACCATCAAGGCGCTCCAGCAGGCGGGCGAAGTGGACCCCCACAAAGACGCCGTGGCCCACGCCCGTGCCGCCGGCCTGCCCGTCGTGCGCAGCGCCATCGAGGCGGCTGCCGAGGCCCTCGAGAACCAGCGCCAGGGCCTGCTGCTCGAAATCGCCCAGCTGGAGCAGGTGCACGCCACCGCCAGCGACGACACCAAGCCCGCCGTCGAGCAGCAGATCGCTGCCAAGCGCAAGGAACTCGACGCGCTGGCCTGACCGGACCCAGCCGCTATGCGCCCCACCACGCTGCCGTGGGCGCATGCGCATGAGCCCAAGAAAGGACGCTGAACACCATGACAAACGCCGTCTTCCCCAAGGCCAAAGAGGCCATGCTGAACATGCTGATGGCCACGGGCGCAGCCAAGGTCCAGCTGATTGATCTGGCTGCGTACACCTACAGCGCTGCGCATGCCTTCCTGGCTGACATCCCGGCAGGCGCCCGCGTCGGCGCTCCGGTGGCGCTGGCCAGCATCACCACCACCGATGGTGTCTTTGATGCAGCCGACCAGGTGTACGCCGGCCTGGTCGGTATCCCGTCCACCGAGGCCGCGGTGTTCTTCGTGGACACCGGCGACGAGGCCACGAGCCGCCTCTTCTACTACCTCGACACGGCCACCGGCCTGCCCATCGCCGCCGGCTCCACCGGCGGCACGCTCGCCTTCAGCAACGGCGCCAACAAGATCTTCAAGCTCTGAGCGCGCAGCTCAGCCAACCAGCCCACCCCCACCCTACATCCGAGAGGAACACCATGGGAAACGTCTACAACGCCACCATCCGCAACGCCCGCATGTCCGCCGTGGTCACCGAGGCCGGCTCGGGCGCCATCATCCGCGCCTACAACGGCACGCGCCCGGCCAGCGGCGGCGCGCTGTCTGGCAACACGCTGATCGGCCAGCTCACCTGTGCGGCCACCTTGGGCACCGTCTCGGCAGGCGTCCTGACATTTGGCGCCATCACCGGCGACGCCAGCGCCGACAACTCCGGCACGCCCACCTTCCTGCGCGTCTTCAAGAGCGACGGCAGCACGTTCGTGGCCGATTTTGATTGCCCCGGCTTCCCGGCTTGCACGGCGGGCCAGCCCATCGACATCACGAGTTGGACGGTCACTGAAGGCAACGCGACCTAAGGCGCCGAAGCGGGCACAGCCATGACGCAATACGCCTACCAACCCCAGCTGGCTGACGTCGACACGACGCCGGCAGACTGGACCCTGACCTGGGACACCACCGATGGCCCCTGGCTGGTCAAGGACGACGGCACCGGGGTCGCCTGTTTCCGGCCTGCCGTCACGCCTGGCCACCCCGGCTTTCTGTGGACCGGGGCCAGCGGCCCCGGCATGGTGGCCGACTGCCAGATCTACATCAAGGTCAGCAAGAAGGTCAGCTCCAACAACGCCTTCGCGGTGGCGCGCGGTCAGCTCATCCCGCAAGCCTCCGGCCCTGCGCAAGGCTACTTCGCCGGCATGGAGTGGTTTGGTAGCTCGGGCTACGGCCAGCGCATTCGCCGCCCGCCCACCAGCACCAGTACCTCCATCCCCATCACGCTGGCATCCGCCGCCTCGGCCTACAAGGACTTCACCAAGAAGACCCACATCTTGATGACGGTCTCCGGCAGCACCATCACGGTGAAAACCTGGGACGAGGGCCAGAACGAGGCCACACAGGCCGAGACGCTGACCTACAACGCGGCCACCGAGTGGCCAGCGGCTGGATATGTCGGCTTCACAACCTGGGAAGGTTCCAGCGTTGCCGGCTCGGAAACGCGCTTCTACTTTATCGGCGTGGGCACCGGCGGCGATGCCGCACCGCGCAGCCTGCCCACGCCCACCGCCACGCTCGCGCTCACCGATGCGGGTGACACTGCCGCCATTGCTGCCACCTCGCCGGTGATGGCCGTCCTGGCGCGTATCGACGCGGGCGACCTGGCCACCATCCTGGGGCGCACGCCGGTGCTCGCGGCGCTGGCGCGCACCGATGCGGCTGATGTGGCCGCCATCGTGGGCCGCATCGGCTCGGCCATCCGTCTGCAGTTCGGCATCACCAAGGAACGTGGCGCCGAGTACGCATCCGCTACCGGCCTGCGTTATGTGGTGTTCAACGCTGCCCTGAATGCGGCCGTGGCAGCGGGCTCCAACCTGAGCACCGATGCCGGCGGTGTGGTAACGCTGGACCTCAACGGCACGGCCTACAACCCTGGTGACTATGTGCCGGTGCTTGTCACCGAGTACAACGCTGCGCTCGCGCCGCAAGCGCGGGTGGTGCGCACCATGTTCGGCTTCATCCCAGCCACCGCAGCGCCATGACCTTCACGCTCGCACTCACCCAGGCGCCGCACGCGAGCTTTCGCAACGGCGGCTATGGCGCCGACGCCCGCCAGTATTGGGCGCGGCCCACGCAGCACCAGCCCAACGGCCCGCGCATCGAAGGCGTGGCCGGCAGCCTGGCGCCGGGTGGGTTTGCACCCATCCTGGTGGACAACACCGGCGATGTGTTCCTCGTCCTGGTAGGCGACCGCTACCAGAAGTATTCGACGCTGGACTACACGCCCAAATGCACCTGGGACGAGGCCACGCGCCAGATCATCATGGGTGGCTTCCGCGAACGCCACAAGGCCATCGCGTTCAGCGACTTGACCGGCGACTGGCGCGAGATCGATCAGCCGCCGTGGTTGGCAAAATACACCGGGACGGGGCACTTCTACGGCACCATCGAGCCCGACTCCTCCGGCAACGTCTACTGGAAGACGGCCAGGTACAACCCCGCTACGGAGGAGTGGACGCAGATCTCCGCGCCCGTCACCCCCAACGGCAGCAACGGCAGCAACTATGCATGGCTGGCCCATGCCAACCGCCTGGGCTGGACGGTAGGTGACGCCCAGCAGTGGCAGACCTACAACCCCGACACCGACGCCTGGGTACTCAAGGCCAGCTCGATCGGCAGCAGCCAGCATGCCGTGGTGGCCTACCACCCGGTGCACCACAAGGTGCTGATGGTCGGCGGCACCTACACGCCCACCACCGCCATCCTGATCGATGAGAACGGCACGCACACCCAGGTGTCCGACTGCCCTGGCCAGCCCAAGATGTCCACCGGCGGCTGGGCCGCAGCGCACAAGGATGGCTGCTGGATCATTCGCACCACCGACCCCACGCCCAAGGCCTATGCGTACTGGCCCGACACCGACACCTGGCAAGACCTGGGCGCCGCGCCCGATGCGGCGCTGATCTACTCCACCGCCGCGGTGGACTACCTGCGCGCCCGCGTCTACATCGTGGCCACCACCGGGCTCTACGTGTGGCAGATGCCGGCGTTCTCGGGCTCGGCCGCCTTCATCAACCGCGTGGATGCCGGCGATGTGGCCGTCATCGTCGGCACGGCCCCCGTGATGGCGATCCTGGCCCGTACCGACGCTGGCGACGTCGCTTCCATCGTGGCCTCTGTGGCTCCAGCGCCCGTCCAGGCAGCGCTCGCCCTGGTCGATGCGCATGACACCGCGTCCATCGCCGCCTCCGCAGGGGCGGCGCCCACCACCTTCACCATCACCGGCGCCGGCGGCACCGCCTCGCAAGAGGCCTACGGCCCGGCCGTGTTCAGCTTCTTCAGCGCGGCGGACCAAATGGAACCTGTGACCCTGGCCGAGGCCAAGACGGCGGCGCGCCTTGGCGAGGACGAGACCGAGCTGGACTTGTACATCGAGGGCGTCATCAGCGCTGCCCGCAAGCAGGCTGAACAGATCACCGGCAGGATCTACAAGCGGCGTACCGAGCGCTTCTCGTTCGCCAGCTGGCCCACCAGCTCCGAGATCCTGCACATGCACGCGGCATCGGCTTGCGAGATCAGCTACTGGGATGGCGCCGCCTGGGTCGCCATGGATGCCTCGGCCTTCGAGTTCGCCGAACAGGGCGCCGGCATCGCCGTCGCCCCGGCGCTGGATACCAACTGGCCCGCGCTGGGCCGCAAGGCTGTTGGTGAGCGGGTGCACATCGATCTCACCGCAGGCCCCCTGACCCCGGCTGAAGTTGAGCCTTGCGTGAAGCTCTACATCAAGGCCCAGGTCTCCGCCTGGATCAACAACCCCGACGCCCTGGCGCACAAGGACTTCGTGCCATCACCATTGCTTGCTCACCTCCTTGATTCGGAGCGGCTATGGGCGTGATGAGCTACCGCGAGCTGTACCTCAGTGCGGGCGATCTCGATCGCCGCGTCACCCTGCAGGCCTGCGTGCGCACGCAGGACCCCACCTACCGCAGCACGCAGGAGAGCTGGGTGGACCAAGCCACCTGCTGGGCCAAGGTGGAGGAGAGCGCCACTGCGGCAGAGTCGCAGAGCCCGCAGAGCAAGCCAGGCCTGGCCACATACGCCAGGCCGCACCGCATCACCATGCGGTGGCGCGCTGGCGTCAGCACCGAGATGCGCCTGCGCTTGGCCGATGGCCGCCTGCTGCAGATCCTAGGCTGCGCGCCCATCGGCCGGCGCAAGTGGCTGGAGCTCAGCTGCGTTGAATGGAGGCATCAACAGCCATGAGCAGCACCAAGGTCAAAGGTCTGGCCGACCTGGAGCGGGCGTTGAAATCGCTGCCGGACAAGCTCGCTGTGAACGTGATGCGCGGCGCGCTGCGCGCGGGTGCCAAGGTGCTGCAAGACGAAGCGCGGCGGCTTGCGCCATCGGGCCCGCCCAGCGATCACAACCGCCGCGTCTACGGCGGGCGCGAGGGCCTGCTGAAAGACAGCATCCGTGTCAAGAGCGCCAAGCTGAAGGGCGACCGTATCGTCGGCGGCTTCGAAGTGGGTGGTGCAGTCAAGGGCGGCAAGAAGAAGCCGGGCGGTGATGCCTACTACGCCGCCTGGGTGGAGTTCGGTACCAAGGCGCACGTCATCCGGGCTCGCAAGCGCAGCGACGGCAAGCGCGGCCGGCTGGCATTGGGCGGGCGGGTGAAGGTCAACCACCCCGGCGCCAAGCCGCACCCCTTCATGCTGCCTGCCATGGACGCCAAGGGCCAGGCCGCTGTGGAGGCCGTGCGCGAGTACATCCGCAAGCGCCTCGCCACCAAGCATGGTATCGATGTGCCGGCTCCCCTCGAAGAGGGCGACGAATAGCCATGAGCGCCGCGATGCAAGTGATGGCCGCCCTGATCGAGGCCGGCCGTGCCGCGCTGCCCGCGCTGGCCGCCGCGCAGCAGCATGTGGAGCTGGCGCCGCTGGGCGCGCCGCTGCCCCACCTGGTACTGGAGCAGCCCAGCCGGGTGGAGCGGCACACCGTCAGCCGCGGCGAGGTGGTGCTGGTCGTCACCTCGCGCATTCGCGTCACGGTGGTGGCCAGCAGCTTCGTCCAGAAGGCCGCCATGCTCCACGCCTTGCGCCAGGCCTGCGACAACAAGCCTGGCGTCATCGAAGGCATCACGGTGCTCAGCACCCGCACCGATGTGCAGGGCCCGCCCGTGCTGGATGCCGATGCCGGCATCACAGCACAGGCCCAAGACTTCATTGTTGTTTGTCACGAGCCCGGCCCGGGCGCCCCTTGATCGTTTCACCACCCACCCCTACACCACGAAAGGAAGGGCACCATGTCCAACGTTCGCACCTCGGCCGGTTCCACCCTGGCCATCAGCTCGACCAAGCCTGCCACCTACAACAAGGCGGGCTTCACGGCGCTCACCTGGGCCGTGATCGGCGAGATCACCAACTACGGCGAGTTCGGCCGCAGCTACAACAAGGTGGAGCACAAGCCCGTGGGCTCGCGCCGCGTTGTCAAGCGCAAGGGCAACTTCGATGACGGCGCGCTGCCGCTCGAAATTGGGCGCGACCCCATCGACGCCGGCCAGATCCTGCTCAAGGCCGCCTCCGATTCCGACGAGAGCTACAGCTACCGCCTCACGCTGCAGGACGGCAGCGACTACTACTTCAGCGCCCAGGCGATGGACTTCAAGATGAACGTCGGCACCGGCGACAACATCACCGCCATCAAGTGCACCATCGAGATCGACAACGACATCATCGAAGACCTGCCCGTCTGAGCGCGGCAGCGCACACCGCCAGGCCCCGGCTCACCCCGGGGCCTTTTCTTTGACCTCAGCAAAAAAAGCCCACCACCATGCCCGTCGACATTCGCAAATACGCCGCCCACGCCACGGCCACCATCCCCCTGCTGGATGGCCAGGGCATCCCCCTGCGGGACGAGAACAACGTCCAGGCCACCGTTACCCTGTACGGCCCCGGCAGCAAGGACTTTGCTGCAGCTCAGGCGCGGAGTCAGAACCGCTCCATCGATCGCCTCAAGGCCAAGGGCCGCGCCGACCAGAGCGCCGAGGAAAAGGAGCGCGAAACGGCCGAGTACCTCGCCTCGATCACCGAGCGCTTTGACGGCATCGCCTATGACGACAAGACCGGCCGCGAGCTGGTCAACGCGATCTATGGCGACTCCTCGCTCGGCTTCATTGCCAAGCAGGTGCACGAAGCCGCGGGCGACTGGGCGGTTTTTACGAAGCCCTCGTCGAGCAACTGATCGTCCACGTGCGTCAGCTCGCCTGGTATTCCGCTGCGCCGCAAGAGCCGCCCAAGCCCGGGCGGCGCGGGCCAGCGCCAGCGCCGGTGAGCCGCGGCAAGCAGCAGCAGGAAAAGGGCATGACCCTACAGCTCCCCGATGCCGGCCCGGCCGCCTACCTGGTGGGGCACCTCTTCGAGGTAGGCCCGCTGAGCTGGGCGGGCATGAGCGAAGTGCCGCTCAGCTGGGGCGAGCTGCAGGCCTGGCAGTGCCAGCTGGGCATTGAGCTGCAGGCCTGGGAAGTGCGTGCGCTGCGCAGCATGAGCAGCGCCTATGTCAGCCAGCTGGCCGCCGCACGCGCGCCCGACTGCCCGCCGCCCTGGCTGCCCGCCACGCCCCCGCCCGAGCAGAACCGCCGCGCTGTGGACGAGGGCCTGCGCTTCCTCATGCGTGCCCGCATCGTCAACCAGCAGGAAGACGCCGCGCGCCGCGGCCGTCGCAACCATCAGGAGCCTCGCCCATCATGATCGCCGGTTCCATCGAGATCCAGCTGATGGCCGAGATGGCCCAGCTGCGCAAGGACATGAACGAGGGCATGTCCATCGTGCAGGCCGGCTCCAAGAAGATGCAGGAGTACGCCGACCTGGCCAAGAACGCCCTGCTGGGCTTGGGTGCCGGGCTCTCCATCAAAGCCATGATGGACTGGGTGGCCGGTGTGATCGAGGGCACCGGCGCCCTGCACGACATGGCCATCCAGACCGGCATGTCGGCCCAGGCGCTCAGTCAGTTCAAGAGCCTGGGAGCCTACACCGAGACCTCACTGGAGCAGATTTCCGGCGCGAGCCTCAAGCTCGCCAAGAACCTGGCCCTCACGGATGAAGAAGGCAAGGGCGCCGCGCTGGCCATTAAGGCGTTAGGGCTGGATTTCAACGACTTCAAGAAGCTCGCCCCAGAGCAGCAGATGATCGCCGTGGCCCGCGCCATGGGCGACTTTGAGGACGGCAGCGACAAGAGCGCAGCCGCCATGCTGATGTTCGGCAAGGAGGGCGCCAAGATGCTGCCCTTCCTGAAAGACCTGGGCGAGAACGCCGACGAGATCAGCGGCAAGCTCAGCGCGCAGGAGGTTGAGACCCGGCGCCTGCAGGCCGCCATGTCCGATGCCTACGGCGACAACCTCACCAAGATCCGCAAGGAAAGCGACGGTTGGAAGAAAGACATGGCCATGGGCCTGCTGCCCGCCATGTACGAAACCACCGAGGCCATGCTGGCGATGGAGCGCGGCACGGGCGGCATCCGCGCCAAGATCAGCGATCTGGCCAAAGACGGCACCCTGGCCGACTGGGCGCGCGGCGGCGCAACTGCCATCTCCTACCTGGTCGATATTGGCCAGGGCCTGTTCAGCCTGTTCCCGATGATTGGCAAGGCCATTGCGGGCGTGGCCGCTGGTGCGGTGGAGCTCTTCGGTGGCATGGGCACGGCGGTGCGCCAGTTCATCGAGGGCGACTACAGCAAGTCGATGGACACCATGAAGGCGGCGTTCCGGGCTGTCGACACGATCGGCGCCGCGGCCGCGAGCGACATCGCCGCCATCTGGAACCAAAAGCTGATCGGGCAGACCTTCCGCGACGCCATGGCTGGCGTCAAGGGCGTAGGCATTGCCGCGGAGGATGCCAAGAAGCACCTCGACCTTTCCAGCGAGCTGGCCAGGACAGAGGCCGCCCAGAAGGCCGCCACCGAGGCAGCCAAGCGCGCCGCTGCTGAGGAAAAGAAGCAGGCCGATCAGCTCAAGGCCCTGGTCGGCGAGGTCAACAACTACACCACAAAGCTGCTGCTGGAGCAGCAGCAGACCGAGAAGCTCAGCGATGGCCAAAAGCTCGCGCTCAAGGTCATGGAGGCGCTGCGCGACGGCAAGATCAAGGGCACCGAGGCCGATCGCCAGGCGCTGGCTCAGCAGCTGCAGAACATGCTGGCAGAGGAAAAAGAGTCCGAGCTCAACCGCCGCAACAAGGAGCTGACCGAGGCCTACACCAAGGCCCGCAACGAGGCCGTAGGCGCCATGCGCCAGCAGACCGCCACGCTGCAGGACCAGGTGCGCCAGCAAGAGGAGGAAAACCTCAAGCTCACCATGAGCGCCGAAGCCTGGGCCCTGGTGGAGATCGCGCGCATCCGGGCAGCAGCGGCGTCGCGCACCGCCTCGGCCGACTTTCTGGAGGAACACGAGCAGCTCGGTGCCGAGACCGATGAGCTGCGCGAGCAAGCCAAGGCCCTGAACAAGCTGGCCGACCTGAAGGAGCAGGGCATCCACCTCAAGGCCGCCAAGGAATCGGCCGAGGAGTGGAAGAAGACCACCGACTCCATCTACAACGGCCTCACCGACTCGCTCTACCGGGCCTTCGAGTCCGGCAAGGGCTTCTTCCAGACGCTCTGGGAAGGCATCAAGAACACCTTCAAGACCACCGTTCTCAAGCTCGCCGTGCAGGCGATCATGAGCCCCATCGCCAATGCCATCGGCAACTCGCTGATGGGCTCGGTGGGCACGGCCGCGGCGGGCAGTGCGGGGGGCTCGATGCTGGGCAGTCTGCTGGGCGGCACCATCGGCGGGCTGGGCGCCTTCGGCGGGGCCTTGGGCAGCGGCTTTTCTATGGCCATGGGCGGCGGCATGGGCCTGGCGCTTGAGGGCGGCGCGGCCATGATGGGCAGTGCCACGGGCCTGTCCAGCATGCTGGCCGGCATGGGCCAGATCATCGGCGCGCTGGGCCCCATCGCGCTGGGGCTGGGCGCCGTCTACGCCATCGCCAAGGCGCTGGATAACGGCGGCACCCCGCACCGCGGCGCCATGTACGTCAGCGACTCGAAGGGCGGCTATGTGCCTGGCGCCAATGTGGTGGGCGATATGGCTTGGGGCGACAGCGTCTACCGCAACCACGATCAAAGTGTCGAGGACGCGCTCAAGCTCCTCACCGGCGGCGGCGCCGCGGCGCTCAATGCGCTGAGCCTCGCCTTCGGTGGGCAGGGCAACTACAAGGTAGGCGGCTACTGGTCGGCCGACGGCCACGACGCCAGCCAGGGCAACACCCGAGTGTGGGCTGGCGACACCATCCTCAGCTCCACCAGCTCTCACTTCGCCGTCGATGCCAAGCAGGGCCTGACCGAATACACCGCCGAGCTGGCCGGCCAGGTGCGCCTGGCCATGGGCACCATCGACCTGCCTACCTGGGCCAAAGACCAGCTCAACGCCCTGGGCACAGGTGCCTCGATGGAGGATCTGCTCAAGACGGTACAGGCCATCGGCGCCACCCAGCTCGCGCTCAAACAGCTGGGCGATGTATTTGCGCCACTTGGCGGCGTGTTCGGGCGCATTGCCGGTCTCTCGGGCGATGCCACCATGCAACTGGCGCAGTTCGCGGGTGGCATCGACCAGCTGCTTGCCAAGACCCAGAGCTACGTGCAGGGCTACTACAGCGAGGGCGAGCAGGTCTCCATGCAGGCGGCCAACATCCGCAAGGTGCTCGATGCAGCCGGGCTCACGGGCGACCTCAGCAGCAAGGAGCAACTGCGAGCCCTCATGGAGACCCGCGCGGAGAAGACCGAGGAGGGCCGCAAGCAGATCGCCAGCCTGCTTGAGGTGGCCGGCAGCTTTGCCAACGTGGCCGAGTACATCCAAAAGATGGGCGGCGGCAGTCTCGACTCGCTGGCCGCCAGCGCGCCAGGCATGAGCCTGCTGCAGAGCCAAGTGGACCAGCAGGCCGCGCAGGTGGATGCGGCGCAGCAGACCGTCACCGCGGTGAACACCGTTAACAGCTCCATCCTAGGCGTGCAGCAGGCCATCACCAGCGGCCTGGCCCTGGTGACGTCGCGGCTTGAGTCGCTGGCCACAGCCACCGCCAACAACGCGCGCGACATTGCCGATGCGCTGGCAGCCACACCGAGGGCTCAACCATGAGCATCAGCGACGCGCAGTACCGCGCCTGGCTGCTGGCCGACGACCAGCCCCGCTGCGTGCTGGCCGAGGTCCAGCCCTGGAGC